GTTAAAGTTTTGTTTGTTAAAGTCTGGGTTGTATCTGTTCCAACAAGAGTAGTTGTAGCATTAGGTAGAGTAATTGTTCTATCTGCTGTTGGGTCAGTTACTGTAAGAGTAGTCTCGTAAGCATCTGCTGTAGCGCCTTCAAACACAATGCTTGAGTCGCTAACTGTAAGACCAGATACTGTTGGGCTAGTTAATGTTTTATTAGTTAGAGTTTGAGTATCAGTTGTACCAACCACAGAACCAGTTAACCCGTGTACTGCAGTTCCTGTTTCAATGTGTGTGTTGGCTTCGCGGTAGTCACGACCAATTGCCATATGGCGAACCACTGCACCAGCAGAGTGAGCCTGTCCAGAAGAGCCATCAATGCCACGGGTAATAGTTAGTGTGTTAGTACTAACCGCCGTGACATCTACAATTTCTTCAAGGGCTGTATCTGGGTCAATAACAACTGTAAAGGTTTCACCCGCTGAGACTGTTACGCCACCAAGCAAGGCTGAACCCGATACTACAGTTGCACTTGTACCAGATGAGGTAAGTGCTCCAGTCAGCGTTGTTTGCTGAGAGCGGGATGAGTATTTTCTAGTTGTCATTTATTAACCTATCGGCTGAAGTGGACGCGGATTGGATACTGTTGTTGTTGCGCTTGAGTTTCTTCATTAAGACGCTGTGTATATAGTGCATACAGTTGCTTGGTTGCATTTTGTGATGAACCAAAAGGACGCTTGCTATCAATTTCATCAGCCTGTGGGCTAACTTGTGCAGCACGGGCTGGGTCAAGAAATGTAAGCAAACGATACGCTGCGCCAAGAATTACAATGTCTCGGCAAGATTCTGGTAAACCAGTTTGAGTAGCAAAAGATGTTTCTGCTGATGTGCTCATTGTTGTTGGAGCCTTAGCATAAGTAACCTTAACTGTGCGACCAGAGATGATTGGGTCTCCAATAGTTACAGTCTGTGCAGTAGCACCCCAAGTTGTGGCATCAGGATTAGAGTCCCAATCCCAACGCTTAACACGAATCCATTCTTGTGATGGACCAATTGACTGCCAGTGCATTGTTAAGATGTTTTGAATGTCAAGACCAGTCAAAGCATAAGTACTTACCGCTGAGTTATATGTAAATGTAGTTTGACCTACAGAAAAAATAGTTGCGCCAATAGCGCGAATAGTGTCTTGAATAGAACGTTTAACTACAAAGCGTGGAAATGTAGGAGCAATCGTTACCTTAGCACCAGCAATATGGGCTGCAGTTGTAGTACCTAGATAGCCACGACCATAAGGAGAGATAGTTGCTGTGCTGGCTACGCGGTCAAATGAATCTGCCCAAAGCAGTTCATCATCAATCTCAAGTATACCTTTACCTACATTTTCAGTAGAGCCAAGGCTAAGAACAATGGGAGTTGCAATAGTAGATGCAGTTGCTGTTACCGCACCAGTAAGGTGGGTAGCACGGTCTTGCTGCAGTGTATAACCAGCAAGGTTAATAAGCACTTCATCTGTTAAAGCGTCAAGCGTTACTGTCATTATAGAGTCCTTAATGCGTCAACCGCAGATTTGCCAGTAGTGCTAGCAAGTTCATTACATACACCATTTAAGTCTTTGAAAGCAGATGGTTGTCGTGCTGCACTAACTTTGTAGTTAAGAGCACCAATCAACCCTTTGCCAGTAGTACCAGCCCAAGCATTAGCAGCACCCTGCTCGTCTAGAAACGCAGTACGGGCAGGATAAGTACCACCATTAGCCAACCTGTTTAACTCTGCACACAATGTGCTACCTGCTGTACCTGGCATTTGTTACCTCTTTCGATGATGTTTTGGTAATATCAAATTAGATGGCTTTTCTACTGCACCAAAGAATGCTTTGTAGTAATGCTCATCAAATGAAAATCTTTTCATGTGCGGAACTGTTGCTCCTGTATGACACCAGACTGGAACATCAGCCTTATCACATACTGCAAAGAAGTAAATATCTTCACCCATGAATGTGTTGCCAACCCCGACTTCTGTAAAGAATGGAGCATCTGGCAAAACTTCTTTAATCTTAGTAACTGCATTACGGTGCATAAGGACAAACCCCATACCAGCAGCGCCTACTTGAATAAACTTATTATCAGGTAGCGGATGTATCCGTTGGATACCTACCACGCCATCTGCTTCGCCAAACTCGTATACTGTAGGCATAGGAATCATAAGCGGGTCTTCTGGATTATCAGTAGTAAAGTAAACACCAGTAACAATAGGACGCTCATTTGCGTCCTTGTTATCCCACAGTAGTTTAAACTTATCAACACTAATAACTACATCTGAATCTACCCAGAGTAACCAGTCTGATTTGTTCTGGTCATACCAGTAGTTAATTACCTTTTCACGCTGTCTGGCAATCTGGTTGCCCTGACTACGCAGTGAGGTTTCAAATGTAATACCTGACTTAAGTAGTACATCTGCTACACCCTGCATAAACTTGCCGTCTACATTGCCGTTATCGCACCAAGCAATAGATACTGTTTCTTGCATTGTCCCCTACCTTTGTTATTTGCTTCTGTACTTTGCTGTCTTTTTAGCAATTGATTTAGGTTGCTTAACAAACTGCTTATTTTTTGCATTACCTTCAGCCTTAGCCTTATTGGTTGCTGCTTTTTCTGCTGGGCTTAACGCACTCCAAGCCGCTTCTGGTAAGTATCTTTTCTTTCCCTTAGATGGCTTACCATCAGAGGTCTTCCACTTCTGTGCGGTCCACTTCTTAAGTGACTGTTGAGACTTAGCAAGTGCCATTACTTGTAACCTCCGCCTGCCTTCTTATACTGAACTGCAAGTAGTTGTGCTTTGCGGGCAGACCATTCTCCAGGGTCTCCGCCCTTTGAGCCTGCTTTAATCTTCTTAAACAAAGCGGCTCGCATTGCTGGCTTTGTATAGTTACCAGCAGCATTAACTTTGGACTTAGCCTTCTTTTTTACCATTTGACTTTATCCGCCCAGTAGGCTGCTGACATTTTGCCCTTGGCAATGTTCTTAGCATGACGTGCTTTAAAAGACTTCTGACGTGCTGTTGGCTTTCTATCACCAGTAACACCCTGCTGACCAAAGCGAATAGTTTTGACCTTATCGCCTTCTTTAGCCACAACTACGTGTGACTTCTTTGGATGATTTGGTGTGCGCTTAGGCTTGTTAAAGCCTGACACTCCTGCTCGCTTTAGTCTAGGGTCTGTCATTATCGTGTACCTTTTCCGCCACTCCAACCAGGAATTGCAGTAACATCATACTTATATTTTTCCATTAATTTTAAGAATGCCTTATCTTCTGGAGATAGGTTCTTCATGCGTTGTTCACGTTGCATTGCTTGACGTCGTGCTTCATCAGCACTAGAAGCAACACCAGTTTTTTTCTTAGGAGCAGCCATTTTATTTTTTCTTACCCATCTTCTTCATAGCCTTTTTTACTGGCTTACCAGTCTTCTTAGCCTCGGCTAACGCCATTGCCTTACCTTTTGCTGTATATGGGAACTCTTTTTTTCCTACCTTTGGCATTACTTCTTCTTCGCAATCTTCTTTGCAGCCTTCTTAACAACCTTCTTCTTTGCCATTTTCATCATCATGGCTTTTTCTTCCATTGACTCAGCCTTCTTGTACATCTTTCCAGCCTTGCCAGTCATCTTCTTACCCATCATGTTAGACTCCTATTTCCTTTAGTACTTCGGCGGTTTTTTTATTTATGTCTTTTGTCTTTGGCATTGTGTTTGCATCATAGGCTTTACCTAAAGTTTCTGATGCGTTATACGCTGCCTCAACATCTGATATTCTTGTTCCTGCTGGTTGCATACCTTGGGCACGTGCATCCCTATATGCTTGTAGTTCTGCATTCCATTTCTTATCAGGAATGTCTCTGGCTGCATCTCCAACTCCTAGTTCAAGGGTAGAGATTTTGCAACCAAAACATCCTTCAACATACTCTGAATGTGTTTGCTTTTTATGTAGACTCATATTGCTGTAAAGTTATCCTCTGTGATTCCGATACCACCAGCAATAAGAGCAGCCTTAGTTGCTTCAGAAACAACATGGTTTCTTCCGCCAAGGTAGATTTCTTGATAGTCATCTAACTGGCTATCTAATAAATATCGTGTAGTTGAATATGTTCCGCTACTCTTAACAACTGTCAGTCCCTTATCCAATTTGTAGAAATGAAACAGACGATGCCCACCTGCTGGTCCTTCACGGACAGTTGGTGTTTTGAATACGTACTCTGTCATTCGTCCTCCTTAATGGACTTACTGATGAGGCTAGGTTTCCCTAGCCCCACCCGTCAATCAACTAAGCGATTGATGAACCTGATTCGATTCGGTATAGTGCCTCTTCGCGGTAGCGAGCAAAGCCAAGTACGCCGTACCAACCCATTGGGCGATGACGCATTAACTTGTCTACTACTGGTCCGATTACTACGTGTGGCTCTTCGGCAACTGCCTCAGCCATAGCCTGCTGTCCAGCAATAATTGTGCGGTACACCTTTGCAGATGCAGCACCATCAGTTGCTGAGTACAAGCGTGGAGACTCTACGAAGTATGCGCCTTCGTATGTTCCAATTTCACCAGCCCAGATGCGGTCCTGTGCAGAACCGTACTGATTTGGTAGAAGCCATCCTGCTGAACCTGTTTCTGCACGAAGGTCGTGTGAAACTTCTGGGTGAATACCAGCCCAGTATAGAGAACCCTTGCGGGCGACAGCCTTACCAGCACGCAACTTAGCAACAGCCTTGCGGATGTTTGCTGAAGAAATTGTTGCTGCTGCTGTAACTGTTGCTGTTGAAGTAGCAGTTGAACCTGAGTAGATTACGTTTGTACCACCGCGCAATGTTGTCATTGCTACTGAGTCAATAGAATCTGCAAGGTTGAATGCAATAATGTTAGCAATTGCTGGGTCTACATCAGCAAGGCTGAAGAGTTCCAAAGCACGTGTAACAAGTACTGAGTTACCATACTCGTTAAGAGTAATAGTAACTGATGTTGGTGTTGACAGTGCTACTGCATCTGGGTCAGTATCTTCTGTAAGAGCAGTTGTTGCTACTGAAAGGTCAACGTACTTCTGTAGAACTACAGTTGAACCTGGAATTGCTTGACGTGCAGGACGCTTATCTGCGACAGAACGAATAAGTGGTTCTGAGCGGAGAGCGAACTCTAGAAGGCGGTCATACGCCTTTTGTACTAGACCTGCTGCGCCAACTGTACCTCCAAGAGTAGAGGAACCTGTTGATGTATAGGCATTAGCCATGAGTTGTCACCTCCAAGTGACTAGGAGCGGAAAATTATTGAGAGCGAAGGAATGCAATTAGTTCTTCTTGAGAGTTAAACTCTCCGCCTAAACGTGCTTCCAAATCCTCTGCTCTTGATGGAGTCCCTGCATTTTGTGTGATGATGTCTTGCTGACGTAATGTCGCACGGTCTACATCAGTAATGCTTTGTTCCTGTGCATCACGGGTATATCCAAACAAATCTCCGTTATCATCGAGCCAGTTCATAACTGTCTCCTCGTTAACTTCTTCTAAGTCCTTTAGGATAATTCGTGCTGCTTTAGGATTGACTCCCTTTTGTTCTAAGACTTCTTTGACGGTTCGCTCACGCTGCACCTTGGATAAACCCTCAAGTTGCTCAGTAAGTTCCTTGATACGCTTCTCATCTGCACGCTTGGCTTTGCGTAACTTTTTTACTAAGTCATCGCCACCAAGTTGCTGGTCGGTATCTAGTTCGTCGTCTTCGTCATCCCAGTAATTGTTGCTCATAGCAACCACCCTTCTATTCGTTGTTAGTCGCAGACCACAGTTCAGTTCGGGGAAACTGGCTGGCTTCTGCTGTCGGTCTTATACACTGCACGGGGCCGATAGGTCCGTGTCAGGAAGTTAGAATGTGTTTCTTGCTGCTGACTTAAGAGATACTTTGCTAGTTCCTGCTGAGCCACTAAGGCGAGCAATTTCTCTCTTGCTAATATCTTCAAGTTCTTTTTTAGCCGTTGCAGATTGACGTAGATAAACATCTTCTGCTTGTTCTTGTGTGTACATTCCCTCTTCATAAGAACGTAATGTAGCCGCACGTGGAAGAACACTAGCAATTTGCGCTGCACCAAGTTGTGCTTGCTCTCTACTAATACCAAGAGCAGCATACTCTTCCATTGATGCTGAGTTAATCTTTAATCCTTGCTGCAAGAATGCTCCACCAATTGAAGCAGCCTGAGCCTTGGTCTCTAGTTTAGGTAGAGTTTCTTGTGGGTTTAAGAAGTAAGCAACAATGTCATTGTCGCCAATCATTGGATACAGTTGTTTAATTGCTTTAAGCGTATTGTTATCTGACTTGGAAAGACCAGTAGCAATATCCATACGGCGCTTTAATTCTGTAGGTGCAATGGTTGCACCAATATACTTAGCAAATGTAGCCTGTTGCTGTTCACGGGTAGAACCCATAAGAGACTTCTGACCATAGGCTGTAAAGATTTCAGCCATTGTATTTTCAAGGTCTAAATAAGTACCTTCATCATAAACATTAAGTCCTGCTGTTCTACGTGCTTCATTACCAGCAAAGCGAGCCTTATACTCTGGTCGTTCACGAAGAATCATTGTTGCTTGAGCAGATGGTGTTCCATTAATAATCATATCTTTAACAGCATCTGCAAGAGAACCTAAACCATACTTATCAAACTCAGCCTTTAATACTGCCCAAGCAGACATACGTTCGGATTTAATTGCTGCTGCTTCAGAGGCTGCTGCAAGGTCTGCTGCATATTTAGTAGCAGCACCATTATTATCATTTTTGCTACTATTACTATTATCATCTTTATTATCAGATGAAGAATCTGTAGTTTTAGTTACTTTAGTTGATGTTGGAATTTTAGCACCATCTCTTGTAAGATAATATGTTGTGAGTCCACCGTTGCTAAATGCGTCGGTAAACTTATAGTTAGGTAATTCTTTATTTGCTTGAGAGGCAAGCATCTTGTAAAGTCTTACTCTGCTTGGTTCGCTATTATTAGCACTGAATGCTATTATCTATGGATTAGATTTTCTGATATA